TGCCGCAGGGCGCGCTGATAATCACGGTCGGGATCGACGTGCAGAAGGACGGTTTTTACTACGAAGTCGTCGGCTGGGGTATCGGCAAAACAAGCTGGGTTATCGACATAGGCTTTTTGTCCGGCGATACCGGTCACCCGGCGACATGGAAACAACTGGACGACCTTTATCATCGTTATTATGAGAACGCTTGGAGCCGGTCCTTTCAGGCCGACATGCTGGCGATAGACAGCGGCTATATGACCCACCTTGTCTATCAATGGGTGCGCGGCAAACCGCGCGCCTTTGCCGTCAAGGGCGTGGCGGGCGCGCAAGCGCCGGTTCTGGGCACGGCCTCAAAGATCGACGTGACCTTTACCGGCAAGCGAAAGAAACGCGGTTCCATGCGTATCTGGCCGGTCGGCGGCTGGCAGGCGAAGTCCGAATTTTACGCTTACCTGCGGCTGGAAGGCACGGCGGAAGGCGCGGAAATGAATCCGCACGGCTATTGCCATTTTTCGACCGGCTGCGATGAAAACTATTTCAAGCAGCTAACCTCCGAAAGCCTTGTTACGCACCAACGTAACGGACGGGAAATCACGGAATGGATGGTCAGCGGCGAAAACCACTTTCTGGATTGCCGCATTTATAACATGGCCGCGGCGGAGCGCTGCGAGATCAGCCGGTTTACGGTTGAGAAATGGCGGGCGCTTGCCACCTTGCGGGAAGTGCCGCCGGAAACCTTGCAGGGCGATTTGCTCGCTCTGGAAAACCAGCTTAACCAAGTCCCGAAACCCAGCGTCCAGCCCGCGGAACCTAAAGAAATGCCGCAGGCGGGCGAAGAGAACCCGAAACCAAGACCACCGGCCCGGCGGTCACGCCGCCGGATACGGGTCAAACATTAAAAAGGAATCTGCAAACATGACGGATACGCAAACATTCACGCCGGAAATGCTGGCCGAACTTGAGCGCGCCTATGCCAGCGGCACAAAACGCCTCACCTATGACGGCAAGACCATCGAATATCAGGACCTTGCCGATATGGAGCGGGCTATAAACACCATTCGCCGCAATCTCAACAAACAGGCCGGAACCCGCAAATCTCGCCGCGTTCACTTGCGGAGCAACCGGGGAGTTTAGAGAAATGAAAAAACCGACGCTTTTAGGCCCGGACGGGAAACCGATCCGGGCCAATTCTTTTACCACCGGGTTTGACGCCGCCAGCACAGGCCGCCGGATGAAAAACTACCGGCCTTCCAGCGCCGCTATTAACGCGCTGGTCAATGGCTCCCTTGTGCGGATGCGCGACCGGGCGCGCGATCAGGTGCGCAATATTCCATGGATGCGCCGGGCCGACCGTTCCTTTGTGGCTAACGTCGTCGGCAACGGTATCCGGCCCATCCCGAAAGGCGGCGACAAGGATTTCCAAAGCGCCGTCAAGGAAGCATGGAATGAATGGACGATGGAAGCCGACGCGGACGGCCGTCTTGATTTTTACGGCTTGCAGGCGCTTATCGTTCGTTCCGTCTATCAATCCGGGGAAGTCCTTGTCCGAAAGATTTTCAGGCCGACGGACGATTTCAATCTGTTAATCCCGTTCCAGCTAAAAGTTCTGGAAGCCGATCATCTGGATCACACCTACAATATGCACCTGTCCGGCGGCGGAAAGATCGTGCAGGGAATCGAGTTTGACGCGCTGGACCGGATCGCCGCCTATCATCTCTGGAAGGAGCATCCGAATGAAATGATCGGTATCCGCGACCCGGCGCGGCGCATACGGGTTCCTGCGGATGAAATCCTGCATATTTTTGAAGTGGAACGGCCCGGCCAGACGCGCGGCTTTCCAAAAATCGCCAGTTCCATTTTGCGAATGCTGGATCTCATGGAATATGAGGACGCCGAACTGGTGCGCAAGAAATTTGCCGCCTATCTGACTTTTTTCATTACGTCCCCGGCAGATGACGAGCGCAGCGTTCTGGATGAAGAAATCGCCGAAGCCCTTGCCGCCGGTGGCGGCGGGAGCGACGAATCCCGGCCCTTTGAAACCGACCTTGAGCCTGGCACCGGGCTTTATCTCGATCCGGGGCAGGAAGTCAAGACGGCGGAACCGGCGGACGTTGGCAGCACTTACGACCCGTTCGTTAAAATGAACCTGCGCGCGGCGGCGGCAGGCAGCGACGTTATGTACGAAGCCATGACCGGCGACCTTAGCGGCGTTAATTTTTCTTCCATCCGCTGGGGCCTGAATGAAGCGCAGCGGATTTGGGAGCAATTCCAGAAACAGCTTTTGATCGCGCAATTCTGCAATCCCGTCTGGCGGGTTTTCATGTTTGAGGCTTTCAAAGTGGGGCTGTTCGAGGCGGACGGGTTTGCCTTTAACCCGCGCCCGTTTCTGAAAGTTAAATGGCTGGCTCCCGGCTGGCCGTATGTGAATCCGCAGCAGGAAGCCACCGCCGATAAAATCGCGGTGCGCAGCGGCTTTGTCAGCCGGACCGGCGTTGCGGGCCGCCGCGGCTATGATGTGTCCGAAGTAGATGAGGAAAACCGCGCCGATATTAGCCGGGCGGATTCCCTCGGGCTTGTTTACGACACGGACCCGCGCGCGGTCAGCGATAAGGGACAGGCGCAGGCCGTCAATCCGGCGCAAGACCCGGACGAACAGGCGCAGGCCGCCGCCGAAGCCGATGAACGCGACCTTATAAGAACGGAGTAACCAGACATGCCGAATGATATGAATGCAGGCGCGCGGGCGCGCCTGCCGCACATTGCCGCGCGCCTTTTTGAAGAGCCGCTGCTTATGCATCCCCGCAAACTGCACACGATTGTCAATGTGCTGGCCCCGCGGCTTTTTGCGGATATTGAACTGACCGAAGACATGAAGATAGCGGCGCAAGACGGGTTTCTCGCGGCGTCGAACGCGCCGCTCGATCCGGGCCTGCGTTCACTCGCCATGATCCCCGTCCATGGCACGCTCGTGCAAAGGGGCGACTCGCTGGATGCAGCGTCGGGGCTTCGGTCTTATGAATCCATCCGCGAGGATTTTGACGAGGCTATGGCGCGCGGTGACATTGACGCCGTGCTGTTCGATATTGACAGCGGCGGCGGGGAAGCCGCAGGCGTTTTCGATCTGGTCGATTACATAGCCTCCTGCCGCGGCGAAAAGCCGGTTTATGCCTTTGTCAATGAACACGCCTATTCAGCGGCCTATGCCATTGCCTGCGCGGCGGAAAAGATTTTCCTGCCCCGCGCGGGCGGCGTCGGGTCCATCGGCGTTGTCGCCGTGCATCTGGATCAATCCGGCTTTGATGAGAAAGCCGGGCTGCAATACACGCCGATATTCGCAGGTGCGCGCAAGATTGACGGCTGGCCGCATTCTCCGCTTTCGGCGGAAGCGCAAGAACGGATGCAGGCCCGCGTCGATACGGTGTACGGCATTTTTACCGGCACCGTCGCCAAATATCGCGGCTTGCCGGAAAGCACGGTTATAGACACCGAAGCCGATTGTTTCGACGGCATGGACGCCGTGAAAGCCGGTCTTGCCGACGGCATAGCCAGCTTCGATGAAGTCATTGAAATCCTCTTTGCCGATCTTCAGCAGCGCAAAGCAGACCAAGTTTCCGGGCTTGCCGCCCGCGAAAGCCACTCCGGGCGTGCCGGAGATTCTTTAACCAACGTGAAAGGAAAGACCATGCCGATAAAAAATCTGGTTATGGGTCGCAATCGCCGGGCGGTTCAAACACAAGAAGAACCCGACGAGGACGACAAAATGCCGAATGATCCGAACCCGGATGAGGAGGCGCAAGAGGAGGAAGACCAAGAGGAAAACCTCCAAGACGAAAACAACGACGAGGACGAAAATCTTATCGACGATGAAGACGAAGAAGAGCTTCAGGAAGACGATGAGAAAGAAACCGCCTATCGCCAAGGCTTTGCAGCCGCGCAAAAGGAAACGCTGGAAATCGCGTCCCTTTGCAAGCTGTACGGCAAGCCGGAACTGACGGAACTGTATATCCGCAAGGGATATAGCGCGAAGCAGGTCCGCAAAAGGCTTCTGGCGAAGCGGAACCGCGAGCTGAAAGAAACCTCGCAATCCTCTGTTATCAGCAACCAGCAATCCGCCCGCAGCCGCCAAGGTTCCGGGCGCGTGGTCGCTGCCGTCAAAAACAAACTTGGAATGAAGGAGTAAGAAGAAATGGTCAATCCCATTACTGAAAAAAATGTCATGGGGGACATTGTTCTGTATGAACATCCCTCCCATTACAGCCGCGACACCGCTGTTATCGTCAGCGGCGCGGGCGTTTTGAAACCCGGCTCCGTGCTGGGGAAGCGCACGAAAACCGCTGCCGACGCCACGGCGGACGGCGGCAATACCGGCGACGGCACCATCAGCGCCGTAACGCTGGGAGCCTTGGCGGAAACCGGCACATATAAAATCATATGTATCGGTGCCGCCACTGACGGCGGCACGTTCGCCGTCTATACGCCCGCCGGTTTCCGGCTGGCGGATGCGCTTGTCGGCACGGCCTATGCGGGCGGTCACCTCAATTTCACCATAAGCGACGGGGCCGCGGACTTTGTGGTCGGCGATACGTTCACGGTCGATGTTACCGGCGACGGCAAATATGACTTTGCCAAAGCTGGCGACGTGACCGGCCTTGCCGATGCCGCGGTTGTGCTTCTGGAAGAGGTGGACGCGACCGCCGCCGACGTTGCGGACGCTCTTGTTCTGGCGCGGGACGCTATCGTTTCCGAACAGGGGCTTGTTTTTCATTCATCCGTGGATGACGCCACCAAACGGGCCGCTATGAAAGCAGGCCTGAAAGGTGCCGGTATCCTCTCAACACAAGGAGTATAAGCAATGCCTAATATTATTGACGTGTTTGGCGGCGACGGCTTTTCCGTTAAGGAACTGACCGACGCCATAAACCTGTTTCCTAACCAGTACGGCTTGATTAACGCCATGGGGATTTTTGACACAAAAGGCGTGGCCACCACGTCCGTTGCGGTGGAAATCAACAAGGGCGTTTTGAACCTGATTCAAAGCAAGCCGCGGGGAACGCAGGCCAACAAAAATATCCGGGGCAAACGGGAATTGCGGTATTTTGAAATCCCGCATTTTCCGCTGGATGACACCATCTTCCCCTCGGATATTCAGAACGTGCGGGAATTTGGCAGCCCCGACCAGATGAAAACCCCTGAAAGGGAGGTGGCCGACCGGCTGGAGGAATTGTCGAAAAAGCACGACATTACTTATGAGTATCTGAAAGCCGGGGCGATTGCCGGTCAGGTTCTCGATGCGGACGGCTCCGTCATCCTTGATATTTTCAACGAGTTTGGCGTGACCGAAAGCGGGGTGAATTTTGCCCTATCCACCGATACCACCAAACTTGAGGAAAAGACGCAGGAGGTATGGGGCACCATTGAAGACGCGCTGGAGGGCGACACGCTCGAAGGCATTGTCGCCCTGTGCAGCCCGGAGTTCTTCAAATCCCTGACCACGCACCCCGTCGTCAAGGATGCTTTCAAGGAGTATGTCAGCCATACGGCGCGCATGGCCAATATTCTGTCCAGCGTCGTTCCGGCCAGCGGGCCGGGCATTCCGGGCAGCGTCGAACAGGCGACGGAGCCTTTGCGCCGGGACGTGCGCAAGGGGTTCTTCTGGCAGGACATCTGGTGGATAGAGTACCGGGGCAAAGCCACGTTTAAGCAGGAGGACGGCTCTACCGCCACACGGAACTTTATCGCGCCAAACACCTGCCGGTTTCTGCCCTTGGGTACGCAAGACACCTTTCGCAGCTACTACGCGCCTGCGGACTGGATGGAAACCGTCAATACGGTCGGCCTGCCGAAAGATTCAAAGGTCGTGCCGGATCAGGCCGGGCGGTGGGTGGAATTGCTTTCGGAAAGCAATCCGCTGCCTTTGTGCTTGCGCCCGAAAGTCCTTGTCAAAGGGGCGCGCACGTCCGGCGACCTGTAAACCGCCTTTTCTCATGGCACCCTCCCCACCTGACGCCAGCCTCCTGCATAAGGGGCTGGCGTCTTTTTTCCCTCCGCAATGAAAGGATTTAAACAATGACGGAAAACAGAATACAGGCCGCGCTGGCCGGGCCGGATTCCAGCCCCGCGCCGATTGTCGGTTATGAATATCAGGACAGCCAGGGCGCGGTACAAGGCCAAGCCCTTGACGTGACCGATACCGAAGATCAGTCCGGCGTTTTCGGCTTCAACGAAGTGCGCATTCAGGTTGAAGTCGATACGCATTACTGGATCGGGGCAACGCCGAGCCTGAACCAAGGGGCGGGCCGGATGGATATTTTATTCGCCGGTGTCGTTTATCACGAGGTCGTCGATCCGGCGCATAAAATGACTTTTATCTCTGCGGACGGCGCGTCCACAGGGAAGCTGTTCATTCGCCCGGTTAAAAGGCTGCCCGAAGAATGAGCCGTTTTGATCTGGTCGTCGAACGCAATTTTTTTGTGATGGGCGAGGACGCGACATACACGCCCGCCGGTGGCGATCCGTTATCCATAAAGGTTATGCCGCGCCGCCCGGATGAAATCCTCGGTATCGGCGAAACCATGATCGTAACCGGCACCGATATTTTCGATGTGCGCGCGGCGGACATAACCCAGCCCGCCGAGGGCGACACACTTATATATAAGGGCAAGACCTACATTGTGCAGGGAGAACCGCAAACACGCGACCCGGACCGGCTGATCTGGACGCTTAATACAAGGGCTGCGTGATGAAAATAATTGCAAAAGCCGCCAAGGATATTCGCCGGGCCATGGACAAGGAATTTAAAATCCTGACGCGCGGCATTAAGGCCGGAACGCGGGAGGCCGGGGAAGCCCTGAAATTTTCCCTGCGCAAACAGGTGCGCAATGCAGGCATGAGCCGGAAATTCTCCAATACCTGGCGCGCAAAGCATTTTGAAAATGACGGTTACAATCCGGCGGCGCTGGTCTTTTCAAAAGCGCCGGAAATCGCCCGCTCATTCGATGAAGGAACGCTCATTACCGTAAACAAACGGGACTGGCTGGCCATTCCCACAAAATACGCGCCGAAAAGGATCGGCAAATTCAGGGCAACACCGGCGCGGCTGGCAAAAGAAAGCCGGATTAAATTCCGCTTTGTCCAGACCGGCCCCGCCACTGCCGTTCTGATCGCCAAAAGCGCCCGCCGCAAAAAGCCGGTGGTCATGTTTGTTTTGGTCAAACGCGCCAAAATGCCGAAAAAATTCGATGTTGAGGGCGCAGCCAGAAAGTGGGCCGGGAAAATGCCGGAACTGATCGAAAGGGAACTCGCAAAACAAGTGGCAAGGGCCGAAAATGAGTAAAGCGGAAGACGTTTTAAACAAGCTGAAAGAGCTGCTCGATTCCGGCACCGGTGCCAAGGTCGAACGCAATTCGGATGCGCCGG